GCCAGAACACAGCCCGATAGAGCTGTACCGCCTGCTTGCCAACCTCATCCGTGAGGGGCGTGTGGAAGAAGTGCGCCCTGCCCACCCTGCCCGCTGCCGGGTGCGCACCGGTGAACTGCTCACCAACTGGGTGCCCTGGATCAGCCTGGCGGCCGGCGGCGCCCAGCAGGTGCGCCACTGGCGCGTGCCCGCCATTGGCGAACCCTGCTTGCTGTTCGCCCCGGGCGGTGATCTGGCCCAGGCATCCGCCCTGGTGGGCTGCTTCAGCGAAGACATGCCCCAAGGCGCCGAGAGCGCCGATGTGGAGCGCCACGACTTCAGCGCCACCGACTACTGGGAGCACAACCGCCAGGCAGGCACCCTGGTGCTGGACATTGCCCAGGCCATCACCCTGCGGGTGGGTGCGTCCACTCTGCACATCACGTCGGAAGGCACCACGCTGACCACCCCCAAATACACAGTGGACAGTGCACAAAGCACCTTCACCGGCAAAGTCACCGTAAACGGTTTGTTCACCTACAAATCGGGCATCGCGGGTTCGGCCGGCACCAGCGGCGGCACCAACACCATCACCGGCGGATTCAAGGTCGAAGGCGGCCAGATCACACACGACGGCAAAAACATCGGCAGCACCCACACCCACCCAGATCCGCATGGCGGCAACACCGGGGACCCGCAATGATGGACCGCACCACAGGCCGCCGCATCACCGGCATTGCGCACCTGCGCCAATCCATTGTGGACATCCTGACCACCCCGCTCGGCTCCCGGCTGGAACGGCGCACCTACGGCAGCATCCTGCTCAGCCTGATGGACGCCCCTGCCAACTCCATCACCCGCCTGCGCTGCTACGCCGCGATTGCCAGCGCGCTGATGAACTGGGAACCCCGCTTGCGCGTCACCCGCGTGGGGCTGGATTTTGGGCCGGAACCCGGCCAGGCCACCCTGGCGCTGGAGGGTGAATACAAAGGCCGCAGCGTGAACCTGTCCGCCGCGCTGCCACTGCGGGGTGCTGCATGAGTGTGGATCTGTCCCAACTGCCGGCCCCCAATGTGGTGCTGCCGCTGGACTTTGAAGCCGAATTTGCCCGCCTCAAAGCCCAGGTGGTGGCAGACATGGCGGACGACTATCCAGAAATGGCCGATGTGCTGGAACTGGAATCCGAACCCGCCACCAAGATCCTGCAACGCTGGGCCTATGAAAACGTGGCCATGCAGGCCCGCATCAACGACAGCGCAAAGGCCGTCATGCTGGCCTATGCCGTGGATGAAGATCTGGACGTGGCCGCCGCAAACAACGGCGTGCAGCGCCTGGTGGGTGAAACCGACGCCCAGTTGCGCCGCCGCGCGCAGATGGCGTTTGAAGGGCTGACCGTCGCCGGCAGCCACGGCAGCTACATCTTTCACGCCCTGGGCGCGGATGCCGATGTGCTGGACGCCATGCCCATCACCACCACCCCGGGCACCATCCGGGTGTACGTGCTCTCCCGCGTGGGTGACGGCACTGCCAGCCCGGAACTGCTGCAGAAAGTCCTTGCAGCCCTGAGCCCGGACGATGTGCGCCCCCAGAACGACACCGTCGAGGCCGCCTCGGCCGTGGTGCTGCCCTTTGCAGTCAAGGCGCTGCTGCGCCTGTACCCCGGCCCCGCCAGTGCTTCCGTTCTGGAACGTGCGGGCACCGCCCTGGCCACCTACCTGGCCAGCTGCCGCCGCCTGGGGTATGACGTGGCAGAAAGCGGCATCAAGGGCGCCTTGCATGTCCAAGGCGTGCAAAAGGTGGCACTGGAAACGCCGGCAGCCGACGTGGTGGTGCTGCCCCATCAGGTGGCCTACTGCACCAGCGTGGACATCCAGCCTGCAGAGGGCAGCTATGTCTGACGCTCACCTGCTGCCCCCCAACGCCACCCCGCTGGAGCGGGCCATGGCCAAGGCCGGCCGCCTGCGGCACACCCCGGAAGTCATCCGCACGCTGTGGAACCCCTGGGATTGCCCTCTCCTCCTGCTGCCCTGGCTGGCCTGGGCCTGGAGCGTGGACGAATGGGATCTGGCCTGGACCGAAGCCCAGCAACGCGCCATGGTGGCCGCATCCATGCGCCTGCACCAAAAGAAAGGCACCACCTGGGCCGTGCGCGAAGCCCTGCTGCGCAGCGGCCTGGAAAGCGTGCGCGTCATTGAACACCCTGCCGGCGCCCACTGGGCCGAATTCGATGTGGACGTGGCCGTGGTGGACCGCCCACTCACCCAGGCAGCCATGGAGCGCGCCGCAGCGCTGATCCAGGAATACAAGCGCCAGGCCTGCGTGCTGCGCACCCTGCGCACCAGCCTGCAAACGCGCGGCACCGTCACCGTGGGTATGCAACTGCTGGCCGGCGACACCACCACCGTCTACCCCATGCAGCCCAAAGACATCACGCCCGCAGCGCTTGCGCAAGGCTGGGCCTTTGCCGCGCATGACGCCCTGACCACCACCATCTACCCCATGCAATAAGCCGTGAGCAACTACTACACCATCCTCACCAACCTGGGCGCAGCACTGCATGCCAATGCCCAGGTCATGCAAACCACCGTGCCCTGGACGCACATGTGCCTGGGCGACGGGGCCGGTGCCCCCGTGGTGCCCGTGCAAACGCAAACTGCCCTCAAGCGCGAAGTGCACCGCCTGCCCATCACCGACATTGCGCAGCACCCAGACAACCCCAATTGGCTGATTGTGGAAGCCGTGGTGCCCAGCGACGTGGGCGGCTGGACCGTGCGCGAAACCGCTATCTACGGCGGCGCCAACGGTGCGCAGTGCATTGCCGTGGGCAACTACCCGGAAACCTACAAGCCCGTCCTGGCCGAAGGAGCCGCCCGCGAGATGGTCATGCGCATGGTGGTGGAAATCAGTAGCACTGCCACCGTCAAGCTCACCATCGATCCGGCAGTTGCCATCGCCAGCCGGGCCTGGGTGGAAAGCCTGGTCGCCTCCCCGCAAAAACGCGGCCTGGTCAAACTGGCCACCGTGGATGAATCCGTGGAAGGTGTGCGCCCGGATGTGGCAGTCACGCCGGAGGGGCTGGGCGCCGCGCTGGCTGCGCTGGCTGAAGTGGACGGCCGCCTTGCTGAAAGAGTGGCCACGCTGGATTCAGAACTGGATTCTGTAATCCTGTATCCAAACGGTACTGCTGCCGCCCCTGCTAATGCGGTTGCGCAAGCGCGCTACGTGATTCCCAATCCTTTCCCTGGCTTCCATGTCATTTGTCTTGCAGAGATCAAGATTGGGAACAACTGGGGCGGGACAAACTGGCACTTCGACGGCGCAAACAACACCTCTTACGGTATCAATGCCGAGGTTTTTGGCACAGCTGCTGAAAACATCGTTGTCCAAGTAGGCAAGTACTTGCTGGGCAACAGCATCAACGGCGGCGATCCGTTTGGCAACGTTTCGCTAGTAACAACTGCGCCATGGCGCCTCGTAGTTAAGAAAATGAAGGGAGCCATGTGATGCAGGTCTACGCAAAAGTGGGTGAAGGCCTGCAGCAATTTGGTGGCGAGTGCCCTGCCGGATGGACCGCCATGGAGATGGAGCGGCAGAACCCGGATGATGTTGCACGTGCAGATGGCTCGTGGGGTCCACCACTGACAACCGCAGATGGCCTGAAAGACATCGTCACCCGCTACCGCTGGGAAGTCGAAACAGGCGGCATCACCCTGCCCGGCGGCATCAAAGTGGCCACGGCGCTGGATGACCAGAACCGCATCACCACCGTCGTGGCCAACGCGCGCCTGGCCGGGCTGGAGCAGGTCAAGTTCAAGGCCGCATCCGGCTGGGCCACGCTGGCGGTGGCCGAGGTGGAAGGCATTGCCGCAGCCATCGCCCTGCATGTGCAGGCGTGCTTCGCTGCAGAGTGCGCGCACCATGATGCAATCGACGCCATCGCCCTGATCGAAGACCCGGCCGAACGCCAGGCCGCACTGGACGACTACGACGAAACCCTGGGCTGGCCAGCCGCCCAGCCGCAGCCCGAACTGGCTTTGTGATGTAGACCCATCCCCTACACCCTCCCGCGCTGGCGCGCACGCGGGGGGATCGCGACCATTGAGGGGTCG